ACTGCTACTGGCACACCTTGGGGTCAAGCATGAAATTAGAGTTAGACGTTAACGAGATTAACTTTGTATTGCAGACCCTTGGTGAATTGCCAAGCAAGTCTGGTGTATGGCCTCTGATTCTTAAAATCAAAGAGCAGGCTGAAGCGCAAGTTCCTCAAGAGCCTAAAGAGTAAATCATGGAAGACCAAGTAACCCACAAGCAAATCTACGATAGGCTCATTGAAGTTGAGACTAAGGTAGATAGCATAGACCAGAACACAAAGGGTCTTGTAGAGGCTATGAAGGCTCTTGATGGGGCTTTTAAGGTCTTGGGATGGATAGCTTCTGCTGCCAAGCCTATTCTGTGGGTGGCGGGTTTAGTCATGGCTGCTGGTGCTGTTTGGCAGACTTGGATTAAAAAGTGAATGGCTAACATTAAGCAACAGTTAGAAATACCACCTGTACCTAATTTGGGTACTTCTGGCATTTCTTACTCTCAGAATGTCCAAAATCAAAACAATGGCGCTTTAAGACTGTTTTTTACAAAGTTAGTTAATTCAATACAGTCTGTAATTGGTATAAAGGGCGGTAAGTTTATGAATAACCCTTATGGGGCTTTTCAAGACTCAACAGATCAAGTTGCCGCCAATACCACAACAGCCTATGCCGTCACATTTAACACTACGGACTTTTCTAATGGAGTAACTGTAGCTAGTAGCTCAAGAATCACTGTAGCTGATTCTGGAATCTGGAACTTGCAGTTTTCCATTCAGTTTACAAATACGACAAATTCATCTCAAGATGTGGATGTCTGGTTTCGGGTCAATGGTACAAATTCAGCCAACTCAAACAGCAGATTTGGCTTTGCACCCAGAAAAGGTGTTGGCGATCCTTATCACATCATTGCCGCTATGAATTATTTCTTGAGTTTAAATGCCAATGACTATGTTGAGATAATGTGGAGGCCAACAGATGTCGGTGTCACGATTGAGCAATACGCTGCGGGAACAAGCCCAACAAGGCCAGCAGTTCCGTCAGCTATTGTTACAATGAGTTTTGTGTCTAACCTTCTAAACTGATAGACTACGAACATGGCTTACATTCCACTACAAATTCCTCCAGGCGTATACAAGAACGGGACTGAATATCAGTCTAAAGGTCGCTGGAATGGTTCAAACCTTGTTCGTTGGTTTGAGGGAACTATTCGCCCTGTTGGTGGGTGGAGAAAACGCACAACTGCTCAATTGTCAGGAATGGCTAGAGGTTTGATTAATTGGCGAGACAACTCTAACATTCGAAGAATTGGAATTGGTACACATTCCAAACTATATTCTTTAAGCGAAACAAATGTATTAACAGATATTACTCCAGCAAGTTTTACTGTTGGAGATGCTGATGCCATATTAAGAATTGGATATGGATATGGAGATTATGGCACATCAGCGTATGGTGTTCCTAGACCTGACATTGGCTCTGTTACGCCAGCTACCACATGGAGCATGGATACATGGGGTGAGTATCTTGTTGCTTGCTCATCTAAAGACGGCAAAATACTTGAATGGCAATTAAATGTTGCCAATGACGCTGCCGCAATAACAAATGCCCCAACCAGTTGCACTGGTCTTATTGTTACCCAAGAGAGATTTTTATTTGCTTTGGGTGCGGGTGGAAATCCTAGAAAAGTACAATGGTGTGACCAAGAAAATAATACGATATGGACACCTGCCGTAACCAATCAGGCGGGAGATTTTGAATTAACAACAGTAGGCAATTTACAGTGTGCAAAGCGCATTCGTGGAACAACTATTTTGTTTACAGATGTAGATGTCCATACTGCAACATACATTGGACCTCCATTCATTTATAGTTTCGAGCGTGTTGGTAGCGGATGTGGCGTTATCTCTAAGCAATCTGTTGCCGCTACTGATAATGCTTGTATTTGGATGTCTAGTTCAGGTTTCTGGATATACGATGGATTCGTAAAGCCTTTACTTTCAGACGTTTCAGACTTTGTATTTGGCAATATAAATACAACACAAGTATCAAAGGTTTACTGTGTTCACAATTCAGCATTTGGTGAAATCTGGTGGTATTACCCAAGTTTATCTACAAATGAAGTAGATTCTTATGTTTCTTACAACTATCGTGAGAATCATTGGGCTGTTGGAACTCTAGCTCGCACTTGTGGAGCAGATCGTGGAGTTTTCAGCAATCCAATATTAGTTTCTGCGGATAGCTATGTATATGAGCATGAAGTAGGAAACAATTACGATTCTCAGACTTTATTTGCTGAGTCAGGACCAATTGAACTAGGAGCAGGCGATAGGGTAATGAACCTTACAGGCTTGGTTCCTGATGAAAAGACTGCGGGTGATGTTCGTGCAAGTTTTAGCACTAAGTTTTACCCAAATTCAACAAAATACAATTATGGGCCGTACACATTGTCATCCCCTACGTCAGTTAGATTAACTGGAAGACAAATTTCAGTAAAGATTGAAGGTGTTGCTTTAACTGATTGGCGTGTTGGAGTCATTAGATTTGATGGGAAGCCTGGCAGTTTTAGATGATTGACTATGAAAAATACAAGGTTAATGGAGAGATTCCATTGTGGGTTGTATATTTCCAAAAAGTAGAGAAAATCTTACAACCTGCTTTAGAATACGATAATACATATAATATGCAAGACGTAGCCGACTGCATTGACAGTGGCACGATGCAAATATGGACAAGTGATAACAGCGCAGTAGTCACTCAAGTGCAGATATTCCCAAGAATGAGGGTATTGCACATATTTTTGGCGGCAGGTGATCTAGTAGACCTAGAGACTCTAACCCCCCGTATTCAGAGGTTCGCTGAAGACATGGGATGCCAAAAGATCACCCTTACTGGTCGTAAAGGTTGGTCAAGAACTTTTGTTTCTAAATTTAACATGAAGCCAACACATTATTGGCTTTCTACGGAGGTGTAATATGTCTGGTGGCTCAAGTACAAATGTAGCGGAATTAGATCCTGCACTGCGTGAAGCATATTTAAAAAATATTACGTCTGCTCAGGGTGTTGCGGCTCGTTTGGGTCCTCGTCAGCAAGCGGGCTACACATCAGAACAGGTTCAGGCATCTCAACTTGCTAGTAATCTTGCAAATCAAAGCAATGCAAATTTTCAAGGTTTTCAGACTGCTTTTAATACTGCAAATCGTGCGGCAAACTATCAGCCACAAAATGTTCAAGCAACCCAATATGCTGGAGCCACTGTAGCGCCATCAGCAATGGCAACTCTGCAAGGTTATAACCCTGCTACCGCACAATCGGCTTCTGCGGGTCAAGCTAATTTAGCTAATGCTCTAGGATATACGGCTCAAACTGGCACTGGAACAAGTGCTGGTCCCGCTTCCCTTGCTACGGGTCAAGGATATGGCGCATCTACGTTTGGTGGCGCTCAAACTGGCGGTGCCGCTCAAGCAGATGCGGCTCAGATGGCTAGGAATGCTGTCCGTGATGTTGGCACTGCAGGCATTTCTGGTCAGCAAGTAGCTTCTACTGCTTTGGGTCAGATTGCTCCACAAGCTCGTCAAAATATTCGTGATGTGCAAGCAGGTTCTTTTTTGAACCAAAATGTTCAGCAATACATGAATCCTTACACTCAAGCTGTTACAGAGCAGTCTTTGAAGGATCTAGAGCGTTCACGCCAACTTGAACAACAGAAAACATCTGCTTCTGCTACTGCGGCAAAAGCTTTTGGTGGATCTCGTCAGGGTGTTGCTGAAGCTGAAACCAATCGTGCTTTTGGTGAGAATGCCGCTAGATTAGTTGCTCAACAAAACGCTGCCGCATTCCAAGCCGCACAACAAGCATCTGAATCTGATTTATCTAGATTGATGCAAGCTCAACAACTTAACCAAGCACAAGATGCGGCTACTACTCAGCAAGCCTTGGCACTTTCTGGTCAATTTGGTTTAGCTAACCAAGATGCAAATCTTCGTGCGGCTTTGGCTAATCAAGGTGTTGACGTTAGTACTGGTCAAGTTAATTTACAAGCCCAACAACAAGCTAATTTGGCTAATCAAGCGGCTCAAAATCAAATGGCTCAGTTTAATGTTGGAAACTTGCAACAAGCAGGTTTAAGCAATGTTGCGGCTATGAATCAAGCAGGTCAATTCGGTGCGGCTTCTGCAAATCAGGCGGCTTTAGCTAATCAAGCGGCTCAGAATCAGATGGCTCAATACAATGCTGGCAATCAGCAAGCATTAACTCTTGCTAATTTACAAGCTCAAAATCAAGCAGGCCAATTTGGTGCGCAAGCGAGTAATGTTGCAGGATTGCAGAATGCGGCTGCAATGAATCAAATGGGACAGTTCAATGCTGCTAATCAGCAAGCAATAAATCTTGCTAATCAAGCTTCTCAGAATCAAGCGGGTCAGTTTGGTGCATCTGCATTTAATCAAGCGGCTTTATCCAACCAAGCGGCACTTAATGAGAGAAATGCCCAACAAGCTGGTTTATCTCAACAAGCGGGATTGACAAATGCTCAGAATTTCTTGCAAGCTAATTTAGCTAATCAGCAAGCAGGGTTAGCGGGAAATCAACAAGCTTTGTCTGGTGCGGGTCAAATGGCTGGTATTGCGAGTGCTTCACAACAAGCTGGTCAACAAGGTGTTCAAGCGTTGCGAGATATTGGTCAATATCAACAACAAGTTACACAACAGCAATTGGATGCAATTCGCAATTTGCCATTGGAACAACAACAGATCATCAACCAAGCATTGGGACTCAATGTTGGCGGTGGTTCTGGTGCAACATCAACAGCAACTTCACGCCAAGGTTTACTTGGTTTGCTTGGTTTGTAAGGAGTTTATATGCCGTTTAATCTTGGTTTGCTGTCAGATGCAGCACTTACGGGTCTTAGTGATGAAGAGAAGAATAGCCTACAAAAGCAAGCTACTCAACAGTTCTTGCTTGGCTCTTTGTTAAGCAATGATCCCTCTATGGGATTGAAGTCTGCTTTATCTGTACCAGATCAGTACTTGAGTGGTCAGAAGGCTATTACTGAAATGCAACAGAAGGCGGCTGATCGTGCTTCTGTCGCTAACTTCCAAGGTAGGTATATGCCTACGCA